CACCTACGTAAACAGGTGGTTAAGTACTATCTGACAGGGTCAATGGATCCTTACCCCTTAACGTTGCCTTGGATTGCAAAATCTAATAACAACGGGGGCAATCCTCGCTGACTAAATCTGATTAAAGAATCAGATTCAGATCAGTATAGAAGAGTCATGATCTCGATCTTTTACAAGGTCAAGGTTTTAAATGACTATACTTCTATAGATCTCACATCAATTGAGGAACCTAACTCGTGATATAAAACCACGGTTACGATCCCAGTTGTTTGTGATGAACTGAGGAGGGTGATCCCTAAGTGATGAACGGAAAAGTTTCTACTGGAAGAGGTTTTACCTCATCCATCCATGAAAAATGGAAGATGGAAACTTCCTTCGCTCGTCACTTACCCCTTCGAACACATCTATTGACGTACAAGAGAAGACTCAACTGAATTCTTTCAGTCTTTGTTTAATCTTGGTATGAAAGGTAGATGAGATGGCGACTTCAATAGGTTTCTTTCCTTCAACTCTACAGACATTGAATTGTCTTCTAGAGATGAATTCTCCAATATCGTTAATAAAATAAAGGAGACTCATAATAGCGTTCGCCTAGCGGCAATCGCCGATTATGCAGGAAAGACACGTGTAGTTTCAATAGGTACACATACAGTTCAAGTTTTACTTAAACCGTATCATACTTATATGATGAAACTACTACGGTGCCTTCCAGAAGACTGTTCATGAGATCAGTCTAAGGTAGGACCTATTCTTCGGAAGTGAACTGCACAGGGCTTACACATAGAGTCAATTGACCTAAGTAAAGCTACTGACAGATTCCCAAGCCGTCTGCAATGAATTTTAATGTCAACTCTGTTTCCCCATTTGGAGAAGCACGAGGAGTCATTTTATAAATACGTATTGCAGCCAGAAGTCGATTACCGTGACACCGACGGCTCAACAAAATCGACAAAATATGCTGTCGGATCACCCATGGGAATTTATACCTCATGGGCATCCTTCGCACTTTGTCACCATTTGTTGGTGCGCGTTGCGGGTGCCAGAGTCCGCGTCCGAAC